ATGAACTTTGCCATCCAACGGATCTTTGCCCATTCAAACGTCGGGCGAATCAACAGTGGAGCATCCTTCTTGAACATCCACTTGATGCCTTTGGCCACGTTACCCCACGTTGTCCACACTTCGCTATTGCTTACACTAACCTGTCCACCATTGGCGAAACTGGTCTTCATTGCAGGATAACGTTCTTGTTCATACACAGTTACATCATACCCATCACGGGCAAGATAATATGCTGCCAGCACTCCGCTGATGCCGGCACCGACTACTACTACTTTGGTCATACTTTATTTTTTGGTTAATTTTTAGTAATGCTTAATGATATTATTTACGATTACCAAATAGTTGTAGCAAGTGAATAAACAAGTTGATAAAGTCTAGGTACAGTGTTAGTGCGCCCATAACTTCTTCACGACCTGTATCAGTATTACGTCCAACTAGATCACGAATACGCTGTGTGTCATACGCAGTCAATCCCAAGAACACAATGATAGCAATAGCTGAAATAACCATCTGCATTACTGTGCTGCCGATAAAGATGTTTACAACACTGGCAATAACAATTGCAATCAAGCCCACAATCATCATCTGTCCCATTGAGCTTAAATCTTTTTTAGTAAAGTATCCGTAAATGCTCATAGTGCCAAACAATACCCCTGCGCCCATAAAGGCTGTAAAGATACTGCCCATTGTGTAGACTGCAAAGATTGTGGCAAAACTCAATCCCATTAAGCCAGCAAACGCATACAAGAACAGTTGTAGTCCTGACTTGCTAAGGTTGTCACCAGCAAAACTCATTACAAGGATAGCAGCCAATGGTGCAAATATAACCACCCATTTCAGCATGCCTGTAAAAAAGAATTGCAGTAGCTCTGGACTAGTTCCTACGTAGTAACTGACCAACATGCTGATAAACACAGCAATGCCCATGTGTTGATATACTCTGCCCATTGCTTCATTGATTGCAGAAGCGTCTCTATAACTTGCGGTTGCGTACATTTAAATCTCCTTTAGTTCAATCATTAGCGGAAAAATTCTACCAATGATCTCTGCACAGGCAATAGCAATAGCCATGTGTTCTTTCTGTGTGCCATTTGCACTACGTAGTTCGATATAGTGCAACCAGCTGCGCAAACTACCCTGCATATACAGACGTGTCTTGGTAATACCTTCGGGCAGTATCTTACGTGCTTGTTCCTTAGCAATACCTTTGCTAATAGCCCAGTCATATTCTTTCTTGCAGGTATGTGCTACTCGCATCTGTGCATGAAGCCAATCTGTGGCCAACTCACGGTCTTGAGTCTCGATTGAGTTCTGACGATTCTTTTCATCCTGTAGTCGGGCTTCCGAAAACTCAAACATATCGCCCATGTCTTCTGGATTAGCATACCGCTGACTAAACTCTTGAAAAGCAAAACTACGGTGACGCACAATCTGGTGTGCAATGTCACGAGTAGTATCAATCTCAAGTGTAGCATTAACCATTTCAAGCGGGCTCCAGTGACTATGCTTGATCAAATACTTGATAAGTTTAGCACTAGTTTGTTCATTCATTTGGTTAGCAGGATTACTAACCCTTGCACAGAATGCAATTAAATCCTGGATATCTGCAAACTCTGGTTCTGTCTTGCCTCTTGACAGCGCTTCTGCTTTGCATTCTGCTACAAACTCTGGATCTGCTACTGTGTAGCCTACAATACGTACTCTCATCATTATCCTTTTAAAATCTTCATAATCTTCTCTTTCTCAAGAAGGTCTTTTTCCATATCCACATACTGCCTACGCAGTTCTTTAAGTTGTTCCCAACGATCTTCAAGGGCTGGATTCGGATTCAAGATACCTAAACGTTCCTCGATCTTTGCAATAGCCTTAGTTAGACTCTTACCACCTATAACAATATCAGCGCCTTCCTTCATAGTAAGCCCTGCCGCATCAAGGTGAACATTGGTTGGTGTAGTATTGTCACTATAAGCACCGCCGCTGCTGATAGTATAGTTATAAGGAGAAACTCCAATACCAGTAGTAATGTTGCTGTATTGTGTATTGGGAACTATTCCATACAGTATAGAGGAACTTACAGTACTATTGTTAGCACTAGCATTTGCCGTAGCAGTAAACGAAGAATCAGAAACACTACTAAAATCAGTAGACAATATGTCTTGAGCCGCCTGTTGAAGATCGTTGTCTAACACTTTACGCTGCCTTTTTGGCTTCTGCCCTTGCTGTTTTTTCTGCGGTGATTTCATTGCGACGAGCCTTTACACTCTTGGCAACTTCTTGCAGAGCTTTGCGAGCACGAGTTCCTGCTGATGCATTGCCTGCTGTGAATTTTTCATCTTCTGCTAAGAATGCTGCGAAGTCTGCTTTTAATTGTTCTACTGTGCTTGACATAAAATTTTCCTTGTTGTTATGTATGGTACGGTCGGTAGGTCTCGAACCTACAAAGGCGCTGTCTACGACTTTGCCCCATCCCCATTCTAGTCTATAGGACTAGCGGGAGGTCTGCCTGTTCCACTCACGACCGTATTGTTAGTATATAACCTTGTTTAAGCAATTGCAACCTAATAGTGATTAAATAGCTGTATATTATGCACGAAGACTTTCAAAAGATACCATTCCAAAATATTGTACGTTTTGGACAAAGAACAATGTTAAGCCAGCCCTTATTCTCCACAAGTTGGATACTGGGGCGGTTCTGCAATTATTCCTGTTCATATTGTTGGCCCTATGCACGTAGTGACAAGTTAGATCATCAACCACTAGATGTATATAAGTATACAGTAGATCAAATTAAAAGTCAAGCTCGAGCAAATGGATTTAGCCAATTTCATTGGAGCTTCAGCGGCGGCGAACCTACTGCTTACAAACAGTTACCGGATCTAGTGAAACATCTAGATGAAACAGAAAGTAGTTACCAGAGTATTCATATGACTACCAATTTGTCTCCTGGATTAAAATGGTGGAACACTTGGTGTAAGAATACAGACATGCTGCAACGTCGAAGTATAACGGCAAGCTATCACTCAGAGTTTGCTAAAGAACAAGAGTTTGGCGATAAGTGCCTACAATTAATGTATGAGAGAGTTCATGTTACAATCAATCAAGTTATGGTTCCGGAACAGTTTGAAGAGCTTTACCAGCGTATGGCAAGATTTGCCGCCCGAGGTATTAATGTTACTCTTAAACCCCAGTCCGACCCGACTGCTTCCAGGATTGTTGATGGATATACAGAAGAGCAAATTAGAATCATGCAAGAAGGATTCCCTCAGCGAGACAACGGAGAAGATATCTACCAAATAGCATTATATGATGCAGATGATAAAGAATACCTTTTCGATCAAGCAGAACGTTTTAATGCGTTTGGATTTAATAAATTCAAAGATTGGACTTGCAATTCAGGATATCAAAGTGTTATAATAAGAGGTAACGAAGTCAAAAGAAGCTACAGTTGTCACGACATTCCACTAGGAAACTTATTAACTGGCTTTGATTTATTTAAGGAACCACGTCGCTGTATTACGCCTAGTTGTGTTAGCAGTGCAGACTCAAAGATACCAAAATGCAAATAGATACAGAGTACTTACACTACTGGATGCAGGCTATAAGACAAAGTCCTAACCCAATGCGCACAATGGATGCATTCTGGAGTGGCCAACTTAAAAGCAAAGAGTGGCTGATTACCAACCTAAGAAAAAATGTTAATACTTTTATTAGTATAGACATCCACGGAGGTTGGGTTGGGGTATTAGCTAGTATGTTGTTCCAAAGTTCAATTCCCATAAAAAATATTCGTAGCGTTGACATCGATCCAACATGCGAATCTATTGCTACTATGATGAACAAGCAAGAAGAGATGGATGGCAGATTCCGTGCAGTCACCGCTGACATGTGCGCTATCCGAAGCGATGCAGATATCGTTATCAACACCAGCTGCGAACACATCGCACAGGATCAATATGATTTATGGTTAAGCGGTATGCCCTATAATAGTTTGATAGTGGTGCAAAGCAACAACTATGCAATACCGGAGCATGTTAGAACTGCAAGTAGCCTAGAAGAATTTAAACAGCAAAGCCATCTTAATGTTGTATGGGCAGGAGAATTAGAGTTGCCGTTGTATACTAGATACATGATTATAGGTAGGCAATGCTAGTTGAAAACATAAATTTAAAATCTTATAATAGATTTTTTTCATTTGGTTGCAGTTTTACCAAATATAAATGGACTACCTGGGCAGACCTAATTGGACAACATTTTTCAATTTATGAAAACTGGGGAGAACATGCTGCTGGTAATCAATTCATCTTTAATTCCATTGTCGAATGCCATAAACGAAATAATTTTTCTAAAGGCGATTTGATTGGTATAATGTGGACTAGTGCTCTAAGAGAGGACAGGTACACTGATAAATGGACATTTGCAGTTACAGATCAACGAAAAAAGATATACGGAAAAAAATGGATGAACGATTTTGGTAAGTTTGAGACCGGCAATCTAATCAGAGACTTAGCAGCTATCGAAGCAACTCAACACATGTTATCGAATTTGGGAGTTGACTGGGTTAATCTTAACAGTATTCCATTAATACGATTTGATTATGATAAAGTATATAACGATATTCGCAATGATAAGATAACAATAGAAGAGATAGAGAAAAGATGGACTATCTGTCAACGGCAGTTATCTCAAGGAATTGAAATCAATGAACTATATTTGATGGCACCCGATGTTATCAATATGTATAAAGATTTGTTTCAAAATATTAAATATCCATTACTAGAAACTATAATAAATACCGATAGAATAGACAAACATCCTACTCCCCTTGAAGCGTTTTTGTATCTTAACGACACATTGAAAATTGATGTTAACTATGACATTGATGCTATCAACTGCCGAACCACTCCTACAAGATTTTAAATGATAACCAACTACAATAATTACCAAGAATTAGAAACTCTATATAAAAACAGTCTGGCAAACAATATAATCGAATATTTGCCAGACGGATACCCAATATTGTTAGATAAAAATTGGCCATTAATTGGTATCAATTGCTCTGGCGGGGCCGATTCAACAATGCTAACATATCTAATATGTTCGTTGATAAAAGAAAAAAAATATAAAACCAAGGTTGTTATTTTAAATCATATTCGATGGTGGGACACAAAACCGTGGCAAGATTATCACGGAACAATAACATACGAGTATTTAAAAAATGAATTTGATGATATCATTACAACCCGATATCAAAACTTAATTCCTCCAATTTTAGAACCTAAATTTTTCCCTGTTACTGGAAAAGACTTTCCCGGCAATTTTCCAGGAAAAACATTCCCGGGTGGGGTTATCGAAACTATTAATTTTGATAAATTTATGACAAAAAAACTTGGAATTTCTGCAATATATGCAGCTATAAATCGATCCCCAAAACTTGTAAATTTTGAAAACGAGCCCAACGATAGAGTTATAGATATCGATACATTAACAGAAGAAAATGCATTTCACTACACGATGTACAAGTATGATAAAGAGAATGATCCCTGGTTTATAAGTCCTATAGCTTTTGTTGACAAACGATGGACAGTAGAACAATACATAACACTGCGATTAGAAAATTTATTAGATATGACTAGAAGTTGCGAAGGTGATGTAGAAATGAATCCAGAAATATTTAAAGATTTAGATTATACAACCTATACTCCCGGAGATACTATCCCTGTTTGTAAAACTTGCTACTGGTGCCTTGAGAGAGAATGGGGCATTTCTCATGCATTTAAAAAATAGAATCAAATCCATTGCTATTTTTTCTTAAAGTACCTTCAAACCAATAATCTACATTTAAAGCATATCTATCAGTTGTTCCAAGATTTCTAGACGATTCATGCAATAAATGACTAGGAAAAAATACAATTAAATTATCGGTCGGAGTAATAACAAATTTTTTAGTGTTTATTAAGTTACTGGTATGATAGGGTATATCGATCATACTTGGAAACAAATTAAGATAATTATTATCTTTTTTAAGAATAAGGTCACCTGAATCTTTATTACCTTGAAAATATATACACGATGTAAACAAACTAGTGGAATGGGTATGTGCAGGATTCCATTCTCCTGGCTTATGACGAGTTATCCAACTATGTCTAATTTTTAAATTTATTGAATTATCGGCTTCGATCACATCATGCCAATATTGGTTAGCAGCCTTCATTATGTCGTGGTGCAACGGTTGCAGAATTTTAAAAGTATCTAACACTTGCCGTTCTTTGGATATCGAAAGATAGTAGTTATCAGCATTATACCAAGGTACATATTCGATTTGTTTGATAAAATCAATAATGTTTTTAGAAATTGGAGGAAGATCTGCAGTGGATACAGGTATTGAAAATAAGTGATTAGTATTCATGAAAATATTTAGTGTTCCGTGCATACTACTTAAATATATTCATGTTTAAATTTTCCGAACTCAAGAGCATTCATTTAGAAATTACTAATCGATGCCAAGCAAGTTGTCCTATGTGTAGTAGAAATATTCACGGTGGGGTTGACAACCCTAATTTAATATTAAATGATTGGACAACTGACGATTTTAAGAATATTATATCAAGGGCAGTATTAGCTCAAGTAGAAAGTTTATATTTTTGCGGAAACTTTGGCGACCCAATCATAAATCATAATTTAGCAGACATGTGTGAATATGTCTCAACTGTAAATCAAAATATCAATTTAAGAATACACACAAACGGTGGAGCAAGATCTACATCGTGGTGGGAATCATTACCATCTAAATTACCAAAAAATCATAGAGTAATATTTGGGATTGATGGATTAGAAGATACTCATCATCTATACCGAAAAGGTACTACTTACAGCAATGTTATAAAAAATGCTACTGCATTTATTAACAATGGTGGCTGTGCTGAGTGGGTGTTTATAAAATTTAAACATAACGAACACCAAGTTGATGAAGCTAAGAAACGAGCAAAAGAGTTAGGATTTGTTGGATTTAATGTAAAAAATTCTTCTAGATTTGTAGGGTCTTCGCAATTCGATGTAAGAGACAATGCAGGAAACGTACTATACTATATTGAACCGCCTACAGATAACCAAGTACAGTTTATTAATAAAGACACTATTAAAAAAATAAAATCGTGGACTAACAATGCAGTAGTTTCGTGTAAGGCATTAGACAGCAATGAAGTGTATATTGATGCAGCAAAAATAGTATACCCGTGTTGTTTTATTGCCAGTTCTCCATTGTATTACACTGACCCCGATAGTATTATTAATGGCATTAGACAAACTATCAGTGGTCAGTATTCTAATTTAATAGCTGACTTGGGAGGAATTGATCAGCTGAATGCATTAAATTTGTCTATTAGCGATATTATTGAATCAACTAACTGGCAAACAGTATGGTATGATTATTGGAATAGAAAACGATTAACAACATGTGCCAGGATTTGCGGTTCCTCATCGGAAAAATTATTTACTAAGCCCCAAGAACAAATTGTTGAAAAAATAAATTTAAATGAAAATTAAAAGAATTACTAATAATTATCCTCCTAACATGTTAAGAATAGAATATATGTTAGGAAATTTATGCAATTATAAATGTAATTATTGTTTTCCTGGTAGTAACGAAGGTACAGTACGTTGGCCAGATATAGAACTTGTTAAAAATAATTTAACTCATTTATTAAATTTCTATAAAAAGAACGGTAAAGATTTATTTCAATTTTATCTAATTGGTGGCGAACCAACATTATGGAAAGATCTTCCAATTTTAACAAAGTATCTTAAAGAAGAATTCGGCGCAATTATCAACATAAGTACCAATGGATCTAGAAAATCAAATTGGTGGATAGATAACGCTGATAAGTTTGACGATATTGAAATTTCAGTTCATCACGAGTTTGTTGATACTGATCATGTTATAGAAGTAGCAGATATAATCTACGAAAAAGGAGTGAATACTGTTGCTAATGTGTTAATGGATCCTAACAATTTTGAAAAATGTATTTCAATAATTGAAAAGTTAAAACTAAGTAATTGTCCTTGGCCTATTATTGCAAAGAGTGTACATTATAATGGTGAAACAAAATATACAGAAGAACAAAAAAAATATTTTGCTGATACAGTCAAGCGTATGCCAGACATGGATTGGTATAACACTGTAAATAGAGATCCAGTTTGGAAGAAAATTACATGGGTTGACACTGACACTGAGAAGATACAAATCCCCAGTAACAATTGGTTCACTATAAATAAAATTAATCATTTTACTGGCTGGACCTGCAATCTCGGAGTAGATCACATAGAAATTTTTCAGGATGGTACAATCTCTGGAAATTGTAAACAAAAAATATGGGGATTAAATTATCATTATAATCTATATGATTTAGAATTTATCAATAACTTTAATCCAACACTTGTACCAGTTATTTGCAAACAACTGATATGCCAATGCACTAGCGAAATAATTATAAACAAATATGCCTAACTTCAAAACATTAGAACCTATTAATCAATCTCCAATCTTTCATATAGATTGGGAACTGAATATGAAATGCAATCTAGATTGCAGCTATTGTGGAAGTCATGACAATTCAATAAGTAACCCCAGTTATGAAAGCTGTCTAGCCACTTTAGATTTTTTATTAGAATATGCAAATCTCTATATGCAATACAAACCAGACAATCATAAAGTTGTTTTATTAAATCTGTTTGGAGGCGAAGCAATATATCATCCAAATTTTGTAGAGATTCTAGAAGAAGCTCGCAAGAGACATGCAAAATATAAAGATGTATGGCAATTGAGAATCCATTGTATTACTAATGCAGTGACTACTGAAAAGAAATGGAAACAAATTTTAAACAGTGTTGATTCATTTACTGTTTCTTATCATACAGAAAGCACTCATAGACAACAACAGCAGACCAAAAATAATTTATTATTGTTGAGAGATACAGACAAGTGGTATCAGTGTTCTATTATGATGCACCCTGAATATTTTGAAAACAATTTAGAAATGATAGAGTTTTGTAAACACAACAACATCAAGTATATTCCTAGACAGTTAGATCAAATTAAAGGCAACACAAAGTTTAATTACAAACAAGAACAAGTTATTTGGTTTGATACGTTGTATAAAAGAAAAAGCACTATTCAAATTGAATCCAAAAAATTAGAAGATGCTAAAAAATCACCTAACAAGACTAACATGTCAAAAGTGGGGAGAGCATGTTGTGGCGGAGAGTCGTTTGCGGTAGATGAAAATTTTAATGAACAAGTATTTTTTGTTCCTGACAATCGCTTTGAAGGATGGAGTTGCAGTGTTAATTGGTTCTTTGTCTTTGTTAAACAAGTTGAAAAAAATATATATCTAAATAAAGATTGTAGAATGACGTTTGATGGCACAGTGGGCCCGATTGGATCTATAGATCAGGCCGACCAAATTTTATCAACGCTTAAAAGCAATTTAGAAAATAACACACTTCCGGTGATTACTTGCAAAAAAGAGTTATGCAGATGCGGAATGTGTGCTCCTAAAGCAGAAACAGAATTGCTCTATACTAAAATTATGCAGAAGTATACGATTCCCATATCTCATTAAAGTCTGAATCTTCTTTAGCTTTTGGTATACACATACCACACCCGCATCGATCGTTAGGGCACACAATCGGCACAGGATTTTTCATTCGATTTTCTAAATCAGTCAATAATGTGTCAGCGTTTACCAATGATCCAATAGGTCCCCGACCAGTGTGTGTAGCTTGACAAGTTTGATGATGATAAACTAACCCAGTATGTTGATCTATATGTAGGAAATACCAGTCGACCATACACTTCCAGTTTTTAAATTCTGTATTAACCAGTGTTATAGGAACCCATTCTCCATCTACCTTTCCTTTCAAACACCGGCCACCACAGCATTGTCTGCCTAATGTGTTTCCTTCATTTCCTGAATCTTTGGAATAAGGTATATTTAAATTTTTAAAAAACCACACTTTTTGTTCTGTTTTATATGTGTGCGATGTTCTTCTTTTTGATCCGTCGTTGTCTGTAAACCATCCCGTCCTATCTTGATTTCCATCTCCAATTGGTCGAGGATTGTATCGAATATTATTTTCTTTTAATAAATCACATACATCTGTAGTTTCTTGCCAATGATCCACATGCAACATTACATTGACCTGCAACCACAAATCGGTTTTAGACAATTCTAAAATATTATTGATTGTTCTTTTTTTATAATTTTCACTGGCTTCGGCGTGATAACTTATAGTAACTCCATTAAAATTGTTAATTATTTTTTCGGAGTATTTTTTACCCCAACTACCGTTAGTGGTAAGACTTAAAAAATACGGTTCACTATCAGCTCGGATATATTCTATCAATTTCCAAAAATCTGGGTTGATTGTTGGTTCACCACCGGTAAAATTAATATTAGTTTCAATTTTATCTTTTCGATGTGTATTATAAATCGTTGTCCAGTTCTTGATAAACTCAAACGTATTTTTTAATTCTTCAAAAGGTGTATACGGACTAACAATATCATGCCGGGTGCTTTCGCAGTATGTGCAGTCAAAATTGCAGCGACGACCTATGTCCCATGTTACCATCATAGGATCTTTTTTTAATGAATTGATAGCTGTAGTTTTAATCATTTTTAATTTTAGTTAGTGGAATATCAGCGGCGCAGGTACACCATTCTCTCGTACATGTAATAGGCGTAGTAGGAACACTGAATTCATCTTGAAATATATTACCCAAACTGTCACCCACCCTGCAGGTAGCACGATGCACATCACCGTCCCAATTGATCATAAGACTTTCTAAGCCCGCATTGCATGTCCATCCTTTGAATTGATTTTGATGAAGTTTGATAACATCGTTGGCATGCATAATTTTATCATCATCTATTCGGCAGTTGGGTTTAACAGTTGCATCCTGTTCTAATATCCATTGTAGATCATTACCGTTGTATCGCATATCGTCAAACACGTTATGATCTCCCTCAGTCCATCGTATTCTACGAACAGCATATCGAATGCCCAATTCTTTAAACTTTTTAACAACTGATCGAACATGATCCATCTTATCGTGATGTGCCATAACATTGACAAAAAAGTCTTGTTCAGTTTCGTCGTAATATTTTAAGATAGTATCTACTACTCTACTCCATTCATGTTCGAAATGCAGGCTAAACACAAGATGATTAAAAAACATTTCATTTTTCAAATACCAGCGATATCCTCGTGTTCCGTTGGTAGTAATATTGACCCAGAAGACACCGTTGTGTTTAAAATATTCTAATAACTCTTCAATGTCTGGGTGTACACATGGCTCCCCTCCCGTTAGGCTAAGACGCAACGGCTTGCCTATGTTGCATAGTTTATCAACGGTTGCCTTTAGCACAGTGATATCGGTATGTGGACTAAAATTATCGTGGATACTATTAGGACAATAAGTGCAGTCATAGTTACACCTCTTTCCTAAATTCCACTCAACTTTAAGCTGATCTTGATGCGGCCACGCTGATGTTATTTTATGCAATTTACTTCCTTGACTTTATTAAATGTAAGCAGTTTCTTTTTATCAATGACAGTTATTAAGTCTGCTACGGGAATCATACCTATATTTAAATTTTTAAATTTAAAGTTTTGTCTCTTAACCCACTTATTGATGATTGCTGATCTTACAAAATACACAAGCCAATTTGTCGCTGGCCCGAATTTTATCATAAAATCTGCACTGTAGTGTGTTTGTGGCCTAATCGCTTCCGATATGTTATCCTGATCTTTAAAAATATCCAATACTGTTTTTCCTACATGACAGTAATTAATATACACAGTACCTCGGCCCCATTTGTAGGTAAACTGATCCATATCCGTTGTAGTTAGCTCAAATCGTGGTCGATCGGCAAAAGTTACAACGACTGTTGGATGCAACTTATCAGTTCTCAATGCTGCTTCAAACTGATGTATAACAATATTAAATCGTTCAACCGCATGTTTTACTTCAACAGGAGCATTGTTAAACCACGGAGTTCCTACCGTTATCTCTCCTCTCAGATCTTCAAAAAATTTATGAAGATAATTTAAATCTTGCTGTGATGTATTAGTATTCACATATGTATCTATTACATTCTTATAATTGTTAATGACTGAGATACAACTATTTAATTCCTCAATAAAATTATGAGATCCCCAATTACTAAATCGATCAGTTTCATATAACGGATAGGTCTTTTGCAATTCTTTAAACCACTTTTGTGCAATCGCAGTGTCTCTTACTCTAAAGCACAGTACAGTATCCTCGTGACCGTTAGTCAAAACTAATTTAAACATACGGTTTGAACTCTGGAGTAACCTCGGTAAAACTTTGATTACGACTTAAATCGAGCCTACGGTTGAATTCTACACAATCTGCCCACTTGTTTTGTTGATCTCTTGCCTGAAGATAATTAATATTGTCTTGTATCTGTCCTAGTGTATACTCCAACAGTTCGGGATGTTGGTTAACTAGTTTAAAGTTCTTAACTCGTAGACTGACAGATTGCAACCTGTCAATTGCTAATTGTCGTAACTCTGGTGGTAGTACTTGCGCAGACAATACATTAGGATACTCAACACGATGTGTATGAAAAATAATACCAATATCGTCTAAAAAATATTCAATCATTTTGTCTAATATCAGTACATTGCTAACTTGCACAGTAACAGCACCAACAATGCGACTAATATTAGGTATAGTTTTTATTTGTTTTATGTTGTTAATCATTTCAGCAAACGAAGCATTGCCGCGAATATACTCGTAACTATTGTATAGTCCATCTATACTTACATTTACTGCCACCGACTTAAACTTGGGCCAATATTCCCAAACAGTACGATTGCTCTTGCCTAACATACTCAAATTGGTCGCATACTTGATTTCAATTTGATCGCCGTACGGAGCAAGCATGTCTAAAATACGATAGTGCTGAGGATCCATTAGGGGTTCGCCGCCTGCAAACTCCACCCTTCTAAAGTGCGGCAATAATTTTTCTAAGCTATTCCACCATTCGGGATTATCTTGAAACTTGTCTAAAAATGGCTTGTTTTCTAAGTTATGTTGTTCTACAATAGCATACATAATGTTGCCTTCTTTCTTGTAGAATTCTTTAACTTCACTCCAATCATTCCAGCTGGTACTATCCATGGGATGACACATACGACATTTAAGATTACACAGATTGTTCAATTTTAATTCAATGGTGGGAATTTCAAATGGCATTGCATAGTCAGCGGTTAACTTGTCTAGTGCGTCTGGGTACAGGTTAATTCTAGCTTCGGGTATTTTGCCAGCAATATGTCGTTGTCGAAGACTTTCAACTCCTTGGTCTTCTAGATTAAAACACGGTTCGCACTCAGGCGGCCTCTCATCATTAAGCACCTGCTTTCTAATACGTCGCATTGTGTCATTATTCCATATTTCTTCTAATGACTGTTTTTGAATAACCCCAACAGGATGACTTCTACAGCATGCACATATTGCACCATCTTCACGAGTGGCTAACCCTGTGAACGGGTGCATGCAAAATGTTTTACTCTTCATTGGGCTAGGTATCTTATAAGAGGAGAAACGCCAGTTGGCTGGCCGTTGTTCATTGCTAGGTATATACTATTTGTTGGAGTTAAATTAAAATCTTTACAAATTTTATAATAACTTGATTCATGAGTGTTCCACAAATAATCTGATTTTAAATTTTTCATGAAATGTCTGCCTATTATTACCGGAATTTTTAAATTCATATTAAATTTATTCATTACATAGATAGCATCGTCGTTGGTATTTTTACTCCATCGCAATCCTACTCTATTCCATCCTAACCCTAACCCTTTACTTAAACTTATAGCAACACTTTCTATAGCGGGATGATCAAAGTTAAAATTTATATTTCTACAACAAGTAATCCATGCGCCGTCTATGTGTACAGGAATTTGTTTAGCATATGCCTCATCTAAAATTAAATGCATTGATTCATGCATTGCACCTGTACTCGGAAACGGCATGGCAATTATTAATGGTATGTTTCTTTTTAAATTTCCCACATTGGTGTATTCTATATCAGAATTTAATCTTTGATGGTATCTGTAATCGCCTTCAAAAGTTTGAACAGGGCCTTTCATATAGATAGTATCAATAAATTGAGTACACCCTGAGCATATGTCGATGTTGGTAAACTTTTCTAAGCCTGTTAAGTTATTAAGGGTACTTGACGATATAAAACTGATCAACTCTAATTTAAATTTATTGTACACTTCATTACTGATATCTTTTTCAATATTTCCGTCAAGTGCATCGATGATCAACGATTCGATAAAATCATCAGATAACGGCTGCGGTCTGTCAGTCTCTAAAAACTTTTTAGAATAGTAAGGAGCGATTTTAACTTTCATGAAATATTTATATGATCAGATAATTCTATAAATATTTCATGAAACAAAAAACTTTTTGGATACAATCGGAAGATACACAGCTGGGCAAATGGCAAAAACAGTTACAAGACCTAACGGGGAGCCCTAGCTTCTGTGTTCTTCCATGGATACACTTAGCTACTCGCCCAAACGGTGACATGAGAGTATGCTGTGTTGCAAATGCCAGTGGTGCTGATAGCGGAGACTACACAGTCGGACTAGTTAAGATGGAGGACGGCCAGCCTGCAAACTTTTCACATGATCTTCCTACTGAAGCATTTAATAACAATTACATGAAATCAGTTCGTAAATCAATGCTGGCTGGCGAAGCTCCTGCTAGTTGCAAAAAATGTTTTGATGAAGAAGCTAAAGGTATTGCTAGTAAAAGGATTTGGGAAACCGGCACATGGTTTAAAGATGAAAAAATTGATATTCCTGAACTAATAGCCCAAACTGGTGCTGACGGAACTGTTCCTTTTAAATTAGAATACTTAGATCTCCGGTTAGGACATACTTGCAATCTTAAATGCATTATGTGCAGTCCACATGATAGCAGTCAATGGGTAGGCGAGCATAAAAAAGTATATCCGTTATTTCAAAGTCCGTTGATCAAAAAACAGTTAAGTTGGCAACGGAGCGAATTTAATAATTTCTGGCATAAAAATCCTAAATTTTGGGAAGAAATTTACGAGCAAATCCCTAATTTAAAACAATTATATTTTGCTGGTGGCGAGCCGTTAATGATACGTGAGCACACACAATTCTTAGAAGAAATTATTAAACGTGGATACGCTGATAAGATTACACTTCGTTACAATACCAACGGACTACTGTTAGACGACGCAATTATGAAGATATGGGCAAAATTTCGTAAGGTCAAGGTAGGATTTAGCCTTGACGGCATAGAAGAACGAAATCATTATATACGGTATCCAAGTAAGTGGGAAGTTATTAAAAAGAATCTAGATATTTTAGATAACGCTCCTGGTAATATTCAAACTAACATAGCACTAGCTGTGCAAATTTTAAACATTAAACATATTCCAGAGATGATCAAATGGAAAGTTAATAGCAAATTTAAAAAGATCAATATGGATACCAATGCTGCGGGCCAGATGATGGGAGGAGGGTTGATCGGTGTACATCTATTATGGATTCCCACTTGGTTAAGTCTACGTGTATTGCCTACTGAAGATAAATTAGAAGTAAGAACACTGTTTGCTGAATTAAAACAATGGTTATGGGATAACTACACACAAGATGATGAATTTTGGAAAACTAATCCATATGGGTGGAAAAGATGGGAAGGTATTCTAGATTGGATGGATGCTGAAGATCATACTAATTTGTTACCCGATTTTAAAGAATATATAGAAAGAATGGATACGCAACGTAATACTGATTTTAAAGACATATTTCCCGAACTTTCACATTTATTATAATGTTTAAAAAACTTAATATACAAATAAATTCTAAAATTATTTCAGAAGCGGTTACTGATCTGCCTGATATTAATTTTAGAATGTCTATTAACACTCCCACTGACAATTTTTTCTACGATCCTTGGACTATTAAAGAAGAATTTAAAAATTCAGCCTGGAATAAATTATTAAAAACATTGCCATTCGATACAGGCGAGGCTAGAATTATTAAACTAGATCCCGGTAAATGTTACATAGGGCATTCGGATATTGATGACAGATGGCATACTACATTAGCAGCCAAAGATTCGTTTTTAATAAACCTCAATACATGTCAAATGTTCGAGCTTACCAAAGATTTTCAGTGGTACGAGTTAGACACTTCAATTCGTCATAGTGCCGTAAATTTCAGTAATGTTCCTAGAATTCAATTAGTGGTTAGAAAATTATTAGTTAGAGGTAATATTCCTAATCCGATAAATGTAAAACTTACTTTAAAAAAAATTGTAGAAGACCGTAGGTATATTTTTGACGATTTAGTCAGTCCGTGGCTCAACAATCAAAATAAAAAAGGCCTGTTGAACAATTTCTCTGGGGAAGAATTCAAAGCAACATTTACCACAGACAGTAGTGTGATAGATTCTCTCAACGAGCAAGTTGAATCATATTTTAATTTAGAGATAGTACAATGACAGATTTAGAAAATTGGAATTATTATTACAAATTTGATCCTACTGTAAATAGGCTCACTCGTTCGAATATGCTTTACACTCCGTTAATAAATCCCGAAGGAAATATATTCTGTATGAACTGGGATTCAAAAAACGATTATCAATTAAAACACGGCCCGCGAGAAAATTTTAAAGAACTTATAGATTTCTTTTTTAACAAAGAAATAACTAACTTATCAAAGTTTAGAAATTGCAAGTGGAGTCCAGAAATCATCGATATTGATCATGGTCGTCGACGTAT